TGCGCGATTGCTTGAACTTCGTCATGGCCGAACTCACCATTTCCGAGTCGTATTCAGCCGATGCCTTTGACAGCGCCTGCTTGAACTCGTCGGGCTGGGCGGCCACCCATTGCGCAAACGCAGGGTCAGCATCAATGAGCTTGTAGTCGGGGTGATCTTTCGCCAGCATCCGAAGCTCCAATCGCTGAAGTGCAGGGGCTATGCGCTGCTGCACCAGTTCATCGAGTTGTTCCGGGGCCATTGCCGCGCCGGGCAACGTGCGCAGACTGCGCACCTTCTCCAACGCAGCGGCCAGTGGCGGAAAATCGTCGCGCAGCGCGTCGATGTCCTCTTGCGAGATTTCGACTTGCTGGCCCTCCGTAAGCTGCTTGATGGTTCGCTCGATGCCGCCGATCTTTCCGAACGCCGTGCCAAACGACTTGTCGGCCATCGCTCGGATGGACATCAGTTCGTCGCGCTCGGCCTTCGTCAGTTGGACGTACTCGATTGCGGGCGCCTCGGTTGTCTTCGGCGCCTCGGGCTCGCTGGAATCGGTGTCGTCTTGCTGGCCCGGCGTTGCCGTGGGGCTGGTTTGCAAGTTGTCATCGAAGCCTTCAGCAAAGTCCGCTGCTTATTGCTCGGGGTTCAGAGTCGTGCTGTCTGCACTCATGCTTTCGCTTCCGCAATGAAAAAACCGCCACTAGGGCGGTTGCTTGTCCACCGGCTCGCAGGGAGTGGGTGGGTCGTTATCACCGTGGCCCAGGTGGGCGGCGGCAAAATTCAGGGTCAAGTCTGTGGCGGGCGCTCGTCGGCGGCAACGGCCAGCAGTTCCTTCAGTTGGGCGATACGCCCACGCAGGTTTTCGGTGCGCTCGGGCGATGTCGATGCGTCGTTCTGCTGGCGCAGCATGGCCAGCCTGTCAATCATGTGGCGCTCGATGCGCTGCCATGTCGGGCTGGTGCGCTCATGCGCCTCCAGCTTGAACCGCTCGGGAGTCATGCTTGTGCGGCCTCTTGCTTGGCTCTCTTTGTCGCCACTCGCTTGGCGATCTGCTCTGGCGTCCACTTCTTGCCAAGCATGAGTGCCGAACGATGCGCCTTCGCTTCCTCGCTCATCGGCCCGCGCTTTGTGCCCACATGCGCGGCCGAAATCTTGGCCTTTGTTTCCTCAGAAACTACACGCCCCTTGCCGGCTTCGGACAACTTCGATCTGGTGGCTTCAGTCGGCGCTGCGCGCTTCCTTCCTGCGGCGGCCATGTTGGCTTTGGCCGTATCGCTCACCTTGCGCCCGGCTTGGGCCTCGCGCATCTTCACCAGCGATTCTTCTGTGTGCCTCCACGGCTTGACACCGCTCATGATCGCCTCGCGCTGCTCAGGCGTCCAGGGTCCGCGCTTCTTGCCTTTGTGTATGGCTGAAATCTTGGCGCGCGTCTCAACCGATAGCACTCTGCCAAGCGAGCTTCCGGCCGTTGGAAGAATGTTGTAGTGCGATACCGCATCCAGCGAGTCGATCCATGCCTGCTCGCGCTCAATCAGCTTCGCACGGTCGGGCACAAGTTCAAGCACAGAAAACTCAAATGCTTCCGCCCCATGCTTTACCCATGCCCGCTGCAATTTCTGGCTGTGATGCTGCCCCTTTGCCAAGACCGCCTTATGCGCCCTGAAGCGGCGATGAAGGTTGACGGCGCTTCCAACGTAGACCTTGTTGGTGCCGCTGCGATGAATCTTGTAGATGCCAGCCACGCGCATGAGCGACCTACTTAGCAAAGGCTTCTCCTTCTGGCGCGCGCCCTTCTGGCTCAACTGGTGGTTCAATGACTTGAGGCCCCTTGCCGTCTGCGCCGGCCAGCGTGAATTGCGCTTGGATACCCATCGTTTCGGTAGCCAACTTCACCTTTGCTGCCTCCAGACTGATCCGCTCTTGCGATGCCAATTCCAATTCCGCGAGCCTGATCTTCAGCAGCATCATGTCGCGGTCGTACTGGCCCTTCTCGGCGTCGCGCCTGGCCATCGACTCGGTGTAGGCCGTGTCCCTGTCCGTGTCGGATTGGGTCTTGATCTTCAGCAGTTCATCGTGCGTTTCGGCGATCTTCTCGGCGCTCGCAGCCCTGATCTTCGCGGCCTCGATCTGCGGTGCTACCGGAGGCGGTTGCTGGCGGATACGCTCAAGCTCCTGCTCGGTGTAGCGGAACGATTCTGGCGACATGCGCTTGGACCGGATGATTTCCTGCATCACCAGCGCGGGATTCAGTTCGTAGGCTGGGTCTTTCGACAGTTGCAGCATCTGCGGTAAGAACAGGTCATTCAGCGACTTCTCGATGATGGCCAGCGCGCCGCTGGTGTCCACCTGATAGTCACCCTTCTCGTCGTCAGGCACGTCAGGGTCCAGCAACAACCACTCGTAGAAATCATCCACCAGCGGCGTGGTCACGGTGTCGTTCAGGCCGAACCCCACATCGCGCAGCAACTGGTTGGCGTTGTTGTCCTGCAGTTGCTGACCCGAAAAGGTGTCCGGCGTCGTCTTGCCCGACTGGCCTTGCGTGATGAGCGGGATGCTGCTGTGTTCCTCGGCCAGCTTGAACCCGTATTCCACGATGGTCATCAGTTGCGGCGTCTTGTTAGGCCACTCGAATGCGGCGAATGCCTTGCGCACGTCGTCAATGCCGGCCGCGTTGGTCGCGTCCAGCCACCAGAGTATGTCGGGTGTGATCTTGTTGCTGCCGTCAGCAGGGATCAGCGCGCCCATGATGCTGACGATCTGCGATCCCGCCGACATACCGGCGTTGGCCAGCATCGCGCGGGTGGCCGCGTTGACGATCTTTTGCGGGGTCTTGATCTGCTCGGCCACGCCGACGCCGGCCCAATGTCCGGCCCGGCGGCGCCAGTTGAAAACCCGATAGGGCAGGTTCTCGCTCTCCAGCACCGGACGGATCGCGCGAATCACGCGGTCATTGACGATGGTGACAACAGCCTGAACCTCATCCACGCCATCCTGAATCTGCTTGGCCTGGTCGTCGTTGGCCGCCTTGAACGCTTCGGCAGACACCTTGCCCGTGAAGTGCCACACCTCGAATTGCCGGCGGTGCTCGTCTTTCTTCGGGTTTCCCGTGTCCATGTGCATAGCGCCGGGGCCTTCCTTGACCACCTCGGCAATGGCCTCCTTGATCCAGCCAGGCCCGCGCAGCGCGCTCAATTCGCTGGCCAACATCCGGTCCAGCTCGAATGCGTGCCCGCCGTTGTGGATGTTCTCGCCGCAGCCAGGCGCAGGGTAGAAGCACCACGGATCGACCCATCGGGCCACCGGCTTGATCTTCTCCACGATTTCCAGCGTCACAGCAGAGGCCGATGCAACCTGGGTCGGCATCGCCACATCAGCCGGCACCGCAGCCAGTCGGCGCACCACGCGCGCCTTGCGCGCTTCTGGGATCGGACCATGAATCACGCCAACGCCGATGCGAGCGCCGTCGAAGATCAGTTTTCTGACCTCGGCCGGGTGCTTGTACTCGACCATCCAGTCATAGATGCGGGCGCAGGCTTTCTCTGCCGCCTTCTCGGCGATGCTGATCTGATGCTTTGCCAGGTCTTTGACGGCAAGCGGTTTGCCATCAGGCCCCGGCATCGGCTGGCCAGTGACGTTCTCGGCCGGCGTGTCGTCCTCGGCAGCGTTGGCCAGGTCGGGAACCGGGGTGACCTTCAGCGTGAACGGCTTGCCGTCGATGGGCAGCGCGATTTCGCACACCTTGGCCGTGCCGGCATCCACGTAGCGCGAGGTCACGCACACAAACGCCGTGGCCTTGGTGCTGTCACTCGGCGAGGTTTGCTTGATGAGCCCGCCTTCCATGCTCATCGGCTTGGCCCACTTCGCGTTGCCGAACTCGGCGCGGGTCAGGTCATCAATGCCCAGGTAGGCTTCCTCGCACTCCATCCAGGTGTGCTCGATGCCAGATTCCTTGCGCGCCGCCACGGCCTCGTCGCGCAGGCCGACGATGTGCGTGGCCAGCCCTGCCAGCGTCTCGGCGCGCTGCACTTGCGGGCGCTCGATTTCTGCCCGCACTTCTTCGGGCAGGTCTTGCAGGTCAGCAGGGTTCATCGCGGCTTGTCGTC